GATGCACAACATCCATCCGCAGTAAAGTATAAGTTCCAACTTGAATCAAGTGTTAAAATTCCATCGTATTCGCCTAGAATCATCATTTTATTTCCATTAATTTCAATTTCAGGGTTTTGGAATTTACCATCTAGAATCAATTTTATTTTGTCGGTATCTAAAACTGTTCCACTGTAGAATCTTCCAGCGATTGACTCAATGCAATAATCTTTTTTACAGATTTTATTCTTAATCAAATCATCACCGAAAATTTGTTCA